GTTCTGCCTGGATCCGTAAAACCACCAGCGCGTGAGGCAAGTGATGAAGCTGACGCTCGATTCGTTGAAGAAAACCGGCTCGTTCACTGGCCGGCCCGTGGCAAAGGAAATCACTTGGCGTCAAGGCGACGAGACCTTTACCGCCACGGTGTATGTGCGCCCGTTGGGCTATCAGGCGGCGGTGAGCGATGTTCTGGCGGCTGGCGGGAAGCAAGACAACATTGCTGGCCGTATCGCCGCGGCCATCTGCGACGAGGATGGCAACACTGTCTTCACCGTGCTCGACATTACCCATGGCCCGCTGGACCCGGTGGAGTTGGCCAAAGACCCAGAAAGCACCAAGCGCTTGGGGGCCTTGGACGGCAACCTCACCGTCGCCCTGATGGTGGCGATCAATGAGGTGACCAACATGGGAAAGACACCGAACTCAGCGACCTCGACGAGTTCTGGCACGAGCTAGTCCTTTGCGGCATTGGGGGCAGGACCATCGCCGAGGCGAAAGAGCGGATCAGCATCCAGGAGTTTCGCTCCTGGATGAAGTACCGCAGCCGCCGCGGCTCCCTGCATCTTGGGATGCGCTTCGAGCGTGGCACGGCTCTGTTAGCCACGCTTTACGCGAACACCCACACAAAGGACGGCGGCTACACCGTTTACGACTTTATGCCTCACGAGTCCGCTCCAGCGCTGACTCTTGAGGAGGCCATGAAGACCTGGGCGTAGCCGAACTCTGAGCCAGCGATCAGCAGGAGACAGGCATGGCAAGTAAATCGCTGGGTACGCTGACCCTGGACTTGATCGCCAAGATTGGCGGTTTCACAGGCCCGCTTGACCAGGCCAGCCGTGAATCGCAAAAGCGCATGGCTGAGATCAAGAAGTCGGCTGAAAACCTCGGCAAAGGCATCGGTGCCGCCTTTGCCGCAGTGCCGGCCATCGTCGCTGGTCTGGTCACCAGCTCGGCCATGGCGGCGAAGGAAATCACCAATCTTTCGAACCTGGCAGGCCTCACCACCACCGAGTTCCAGCGCTACGCTGCCGGCGCTGCTTCAGTCGGAGTAGAACAGGACAAGCTGTCTGACATCTTCAAGGACACCAACGACAAGATCGGCGACTTTCTGGCCACTGGTGGCGGTGAGCTCAAGAACTTCTTCGAGACCGTCGCGCCAAAGGTCGGCGTGACCGCCGGGCAGTTCCGCAACCTGAACAGCGCCGACGCGCTGCAGCTGTACGTGACCAGCCTACAGAAGGCAAACGTGAGCCAGGCGCAAATGACCTTCTTCATGGAGGCGATCGCTGACGAAGCCACGGCCCTGGTGCCGCTGCTGGCTGATGGGGGCAAGAAGTTCAAGGAATACGGGGACGCCGCGCAGCAGGCCGGCATGATTCTGGACGAGCAGACCATCGGCGCTGCTCAGCAATTCAGTACAGAGCTGACAGTCATCGGCCAGTACGCCAATTCTGCAAAGACAGCCCTTGCGGCCGAGTTCATGCCGGTACTGGCCCAGCTCGCAAAAGACCTGGCCGGCACCACGAAGGAGGCCGGCGGGCTTCGGAACGTTGTTGGAGAGTTCGCCAACGATTTCATTGAGGTGACCGCCGTTACCGCCAGCTTGGCTGACGGCATCGGGCGGACCTTCAAGGTGGTGGCGGCCGGCATTGTGAGTGGTTTCTCCACCACCATGGCCTATCTGCAAAGCATCGGTGCAACGGCCAACACTTTGCTCGGTGCCGTGACATTCGGCGACATGTCGAAGGACTTCAAGGCCAACGCTGACAAACTGACAGCTGATGCCATTGACCATGCTCGAACAGCAAGCACCGTCATGGAGGAGGTTGCTGAGGCATTCAACAAGCCTTGGTCTGGAGACACGATCCGCGCCTATGTGAAGGAAGCCCGCAAGGCTGCCTCCGAGCTCCCCAAGATCGTTCCGCCTGGTGGGCAAGGCGCCGGTTTCGTCGGCCAAACGGACGAGCAGAAGGCAGCTCAGAAGGCGGCTGAAGCAGCAGCCAAAAAGCTGAATCAGTCCTTCGAGACCGCTGAGGAGAACCTGAAGCGGCAGATCACGCTGATCAATACCAGCACTGACGCCCGGAAAAACGCCACCGAGGTGGCAAAGCTGCAGTTCGAAATAGAATCCGGGAAGCTGGTCGGGATTAATGCCAAGCAGCAAGAGCGCCTGAACGGTTTAGCGGCTGAGCTTGACCGGTTGCAGCAGCTGAAGAAGGCGAACGAGGACGCCGCGAAGGCCCAGACGTTCGGCGATACGCTGTCTCAGGCGAACAGGACCGCGCGGGAAGGGTTCGACCTGGAGTTCGCGGGCGCGGGGAGCGGGGACAAGCTGAAGGAGCGGCTGAAGGCTGACTTGGCTATCCAGCAGGATTACCAGAGCCAGCTGGCGGATCTGCAGAAGCAGTACAACGGCGGTGATATCAGCGAGGAGCTGTATAAGCAGGAAACCGAACTTCTGCGCCAGGCGCTTGAAGAGCGCATGGAGATCCAGCAGGACTACTACGCCCAGCAGGATGAAGCGCAGCTGAACTGGATGGATGGTGTTTCCTCTGCGTGGGGAAACTACCTCGACCAGTCTCGCGATATTTCCGGGCAAACCCAGTCGATGTTTACGGATGCATTTTCGGGCATGAACGACGCGCTGTATGGCTTCGTTACCACCGGAAAGCTTTCGCTCGACGACCTGGCCGCAACATTTGCTCAGTCCGCACTTCGCATGTTGCTTCAATGGGGTACCGCCCAAGTAGCGATGGCTGCACTGAACGCCTTCACATCCACCGCAGCTATTCCGCTGGTGGGGCCGCTGGCTGCTCCTGCGGCTGCTGCGTCCGCGATGGGCGCAGCTGGCAGCTTCATGTCAACAATCAGCTCAGTCGCCGGTATGGCGCACGACGGTATCGATTCCATTCCAGAGGATGGCACCTGGTTCCTCCAGAAGGGCGAGCGGGTGACCACTGCCGAGACCAGCGCAAAGCTCGATCGTACTCTGGAAGACGTTCGCTCCAAGCAGAGCGGTGGCGGAACAGTCGTCAACATCATCGGTGATCGAAGCAAAGCCGGCACCGTTGAGCGTAGAACCAATCCCAACGGGCAGGAGGAGACTGATGTGTTTGTTGCTGACGTCTGGGGTGGGGGAGAGCGCTCCCAAGCCCTCGAAGCTGTCTATGGCTTGAAGCGAAATGCGAGTTGAGCAGAGGTGTTTATGAGTGCAGAAGAGACCCAATCCGGCCAGAGCGTTGAGGAGGGTTCAGATCAGACTATTCCGGAACCAACTGATGAGAAAGAGCAAGCCATTCAGCGACGGTTTGCCAGGATTGAGGAAGCGCTCGGCCTCAGCCCATTTACCTAATACTAGCCACAAGGAATACAGGGGTTGAGAAATGGCCGTTATTGATTACCCCAAGCAGCTGCCCACACCGCTGCAAGACGGTTATGGGCTTGATACCCAGGACCCTGTTTCACGTACGCCGATGGTTACCGGGCGCGTCAGAACTCGCATCAAGCACAGCTATGTGCCGCTGTATGTCGACGCAACCCTGATTTTCAACGGGAAGCAGAAGGCATTCTTTGAGGCTTGGTACACCCGTACCTTGAAAGAGGGTACCGAGTGGTTCAACTGTCCCCTGAAGATCGACGATGTGGTGCAGATGTACGAGGTCCGGTTTGCCAGAATCTACGAAGGCCCGAAGTTGGTCCAACTGTCATTCTGGCGGTACACGTTCCGGCTGATGCTGCGCAGGAAACCGTTGATTCCGGAAGGTTGGGAGCAGTTCCCTGAATACTGGTTCAACAATAACGTCATCGATGTGACGGCGAACAGGGAGTGGCCTGAAGTATGAGCCTTATCGAGGAGTGCTATGCCTCGGGCAGGGGCGAACTGGTGGACACTATCGAAGCCAGGAAGGAGGGCGGCACCGTCTCCCACCTGTACTGCTCGGGATGGGAGGACCGGGTGTGCACCACCGAGGACGGCCGCACGCTTACCTTCATCGCGATGGCCATGGACCTGGCCCTGCCCAAGAACGACAACAGCGCGTTCCAGAACCTGGTGCTCGGCCTGGACAACGTGACCGGAGAGGTGCAGGAGGTCGTGGAGGAGGCGAAGGCTGCCGAAGACCGATTCATCATCACCTTCCGGCGCTACCTGGCCGAAGACCTGTCGTTCCCGCAGGAGCGGTACCGCATGACGCTGCTCAGCCGGGAATATGAGGATGATGTCGCCAAGCTCACCGCCGGCTTCTTCGACCTGCTCAACACCAACGGTCTCCGCACCATCCTGACCACATCCTTGGCACCCGGCCTGAAGTACATCTGACCATGATTGAGAAACTCATGCGCGCCCCGTATCGCGAGGGTGCACGGGGGCCTATTGCCTTCGATTGCTGGGGGATGTGCCGGGCAATCCGTCACGACCTGTTTGGCCTGCCTTGGCTCCCGCCCCTGGGAGCGGTTGGCAA